GTTCGCGATACTACAACTACATCGTATGTTTCGTTGTGTAACTTTGCATCAGAGTTGTCTATATAGCGAACATTGCCATAAATGCCGGGTTTGGAATTTGAGCCGTCTTTGCAGTTGTTGAATACTGTTACGTCAAATCCGATGTCATTCAGATTTTTTGCAATCAAAATGACAGCAGATTCGGAACCACCTAGACCTTGCTTCTCAAGTGTATTTCCATCATAGCAGAGTCCCAAGGAATCGCATATTGCTATTTTCATTTTTCACCTTTTTGCAATTATCAAAATGCCATCTTATCATATTTGGTTTTGCGCCAATTTTATCACAATGCGGGCATACAACTTGTTCATGTGGTCTTAGTCTGCCCTTATTAGGATGCGCCATATTTTCATATTTATTCTTTAGTGTTGTGTTTCTTTTATCTATAGTTTCTTGAGTAAAGACCTGTTTGGCTCGCTTGTCTCTGATAATTTGCTTGGTATCAGCTGAGTGTGACATGCCATAGAATGGGTGATCACGACCTGTTTTGTATTCTCTAGATTTACCAATCTTTTCTCTTGTTTCATTGGAATGTTTTCTGCCCGTTCTTCCATCTATACTACACTTTTTGGCTATTTCTAAGTATCTCAGGGGTGGTATACCTCTTTTATTGTCTTCATTTCTAAGATAAATCATAGAGGTAAATGCTATTTGCATTTTCTTTAGATTTTTACCAGAGGTCATTTTCGTCAGAAGATAATGTGCAATTATGTGTTCTCTATATGTCAAGAACACATAATTTGCAATTACATCAAGACCACCTAGGGATTTTGGTATTATATGATGTTTTTCGTAATATTCATCACTCATGAAACCCCTCGACTTTCGCGATTCCATGAGTCTAAAATATGTGTTGGTATATTTGTTTTCTAGAAATTGTTGCATAATAGACCCTCCTATAGAATCTATTTATACAAATAAGCAAAGACCCAAGCTTGTCTATTATCGCTATTTTCATATTCATACATCCTCATCATAAAATTTTTGGCTTACTCTGTATAAGTAGCACCGGTTGGGTCTGCTGGCCATTCAATGTTCCAAGGATAGCCTTCTTGCAGCGGAATATCTCTTAGTGCTTGTCGGTATTCCAACCATTCTGGTTCAACTGGTGTATTTATATCAATTGACCGAATTGTGACCCAATCGCTTTTTGTCAGAAGATCATCACGAATTGTTCGAACTTCTGTTTTTCTTTCTTTGAGGTCGTTAGCAATCCATGCTTCATCTTTTTCGCCGATCAACCATTCCAAGACCCAAACTCCTTCAATGAGTGTCGGCAATTCTGCTGGATATGTGAATTGAGTGGTTTTATCGTGCTCTGGTTTTTCAGATGCAACGACTGGGTAAACATTATATTTTTCTAAAAGCTTATTGGAAATGTCGCT